ATCGTACACCCTGACGGAGTACAGAACGCTTTGCAGGTTGACACGGATTACCTTATCAACGTACACCCCGCGGCAAACCTTGAACGCCTTGTCGCTTGCTTTCCTGAGCTGTCGAATGATGAGCGGTACGGACTCAGCAGCTACGTGCAGGTTAATCAAAAGTTCCCGTTCGGGCATATCGTGCCAAGCGATACGACGATAAGAACACAGGAATACATGGATGAAAATGGATGGTTTCCTGAAGATCCCGAATTATGAAAGCTATCAAAATCCTCTTTCTCGTAGTCCTCGCAATCGTAGCGATTCCCGTTGGGATTGTGTACTCGTTTGGTGAGTCGCTCTTCTTAATCACCTCAGACATCCTTAGAAGCATTTGGAGAGCCATATACGACCTCTTTCGAGACGTGTCGATAATTGTATCGGTTACAGCGTCAAAGTTCCTCAATCGGCTTCTAATGGATTCGGGAGTTCCTTTCGGGAATCATTCCGTTTCGGCTGTCCTAGGAGCTAATCAAAGAGAACGGACGCTCACGGGTCTTGGGTTATGGTTGACCCTGTTACTCGATAACATCGAGAAGAACCATTGCCGCAAGGCATCCGAACGCGCAGGGATATGAGCAAAGTCAACGAGACACTCATCGCGTTTGCAGATGATATCCTCAAGAGTGCGAAGAGGCATCTCGGAGGGCGTAGGATCGGCAAGAATAAGAACTACGGAGTTGCTACGGGTACACTCAAGCGGTCTCTGAATTACCGCGTCCGGGTACGTGGTAACGAGATACGCGAAATCAGTTTCGGAGCAAAAGGCAAGGCAAAGAAGTACGCTCCCTTCATTAGCTTCGGAGTGAACGGCACGCGCAAGAATCAAGCCTCACCATTTACATTCCGCAAGCAACCCCCGTCTTCGGTCTTTGTGAAGTGGATGAAAGCTAAAGGAATCAAGCTCAGAGATGAGAAGGGACGGTTCAAGAAGCGAACAGAGTCAAACATCAAGTCGGCTGCTTTCCTTATGGCCAGAGCAGTCAAACGGAAAGGAATTGTAGGACTTCGGTTTTATGAGAAAGCATATACGGCAGTGTCTAAACGATACACGAAGAAACTCGGAGCAGCATTCGCGGAAGATATCGCGGGTAAATTCAAAGCAAACCTCGGAAACATAACGATTAAGAACTAATGGCAAACTTCGTCTCCAACCCTTCGGCAACGTTTACCGTAGCGGATCAACATCTGATGTATCAAGCGGAAACAGGCACGACAATTGATGCGAGCTTTCGTTTTGTTTATACGGTATATAAAGACTCGGTATCATCGTCTAATCTACTTGGTAAATTCTACATCACAGCGAACACGAATGAATATGGTTTTTTCAACCTTTCGGAAGTGGTTCGGGATTTATGTGCTGTCGATGTAAAAGAAGAGGGTTCGAATAACCTCATCCACTCTTTTACCAGTAACTACTTCACGAGGAGCAACGACAACATAAATAAATTCATTGTTGGAATTGGCGAGTGGAACGGAACTACCGAGACCCTCGACCAAGCAACTTCAACCATTCATTTAATTGACGGACATTTTCAAATATCCGATGGGTTTGAGCCTTCGTTCTCTGATTATTACGGGACGGCATCTGGTAGGACGTTTTGGCTTACAAATAGAAGAGACGTTTCAAGTACCATTACCATTGACGCAGACCTCGAAGATCAAGGCGTTGTCGCTTTCTTGAACCGCAGCACGATAAGCCAAGTCGAAGACTTTGTCGTAAAGGTTTACAACTCATCCGACACGCTTCTCGATACAGTTAACATTGCCATCAACACGGCAAATGGCGCACAACTTCCAAGCGCATCAACCCCAACCAAAGGATTCCTCTGTTACTTTGGAATCTATCCGGGGAACATCGCTGAGATTGACGATATATTCAACAACAACCCGACGTGGGCATATTACGAAGTGACTCCGTTCAGCTCGACACCATCTCAGAAAGGGAACACCATTCGCATCAACAACAAGTGTACTCCAGCCAAACAAGCCAGCGTCCAATTAGGATGGACGAATTCGGTCGGGGGATGGGACTACCTTCGCTTTGATGGGAAGAAACAAAAGACGGTTTCACGCGAAGAGAAGACATATCGAAAGCTCGTCGGAGATTACGCGGGTAATGCGTTCACGTTTCAAGACTTTGACAGAGAAATCACGCCATATCAATTGGAAGCGAAAGATACCTATCAACTCAACAGCATCCTAACCATTGAGGAGGTGACCTTGCTTCAATACTGCATGAGGTCAAAGAACGTAATGTTACGGCTTCCCTTTGACGCTAAATTGACGAGCGGCTGGGTTCCGGTAACTATCCAAACGAACTCGATGCAAATCGAAGAGGAGACCGTCTCAAAGGTGTTCATCACTTCGTTTAATGTAGAACTCGCACAGCCTATCCGATGTTGAGTTCGAGAAAAACGTCATTTGTCCCGCTTGGGTACCTGAACGGGACAGTTCTCGAACCCCTAAAAAACTCTTGAGATGCTAAGACTAACACTTGCGGGAAACGAGATTGAACTCTACGAGAACGAGCCTGTGAATCTGAGCTATCAGTTCTCGGATATACAAGACATCAACGCTTCTTCGAGTAGCTTCTCGCAGACCTTTCGAGTTCCCTTGACTAAGAAGAACCAAGATTACTTCGGGGCGGTGAATGAGTTCGGTCTCATTACGACATGGAATCCGAAGGTTAAAGTCGATGCGGAATTGACTTATAACACGATTCCGGTCATGCGAGGTTTTGCCCAAGTGAAAGCGGTATACGTTCAGAAAGGCAGATATGCAGACGTTGAGCTTGTTGTCTTTGGTGAGACGGCTAATCTCTCACGAGATATCGGAGACGGTATGCTCACCGACCTCGATTTGTCTGCTTATGATCACGACTTAAACGCGACAAAGCTGGAGGCTAGTTGGGCGGGTACTTTGTCGGGCGGTGTAATAAAATACGGGATTCCCGATAAAGGGCAGAACTGGACGAGTCAGAATCTTTGGTCTACCAGCAACCCACTGGAACACGGAGATTTCACACCGTATTTCAGAGCTTCAAAGTTATTCGATGAGATACTGACCGAGGCGGGTTATAGTTATGACTCTACTTTTTTAGGTTCAAATCTTGATGATTTATATCTCACTCTGTACAATGGTACTTTAACCCCTGCGAGCAATGTTGTTCAGGGTGCCAATTTGATGCTTGTCGGATTACAATCAAACTTGACCGGACTCAATGCGCATCCCAATTATACAAGTATCACGGGATGGAGTGAATCGACCCCGTTCTTTGACGAGGGTAATCAATTTACAAGCGGCACAACTTTTACAGTACCGTATCGCGCTTATTATCGTTTTCGAATAAACATATTTGGGCGGATGAGTCACGCTAGTAACTCCGTCTCTATGCGACTTTCGAAAAATGGCTCAGAGCTTTTTCAGATTATCGATGATATGGGAAGCGCTGAATTCAATGATTCACAACACGCATTCTTGACACCTGACTTTATACTCGATCAAGGCGATACAATTGAATTTCAATATTTCGTTGATAATTCCTCGCACCCCTTGACGCTTGATGGAAACGGTGAAATAAGCAACCTTACAACGTGGTGGCAAGTGCCTTACATCTCAAACGTCACAAGCGGAAACATAAACGTAACGGGCAACCTCCCGGAGATGAAACAAATCGATTTCGTCTCGGGTCTTCAGAAAATGTTCAACCTCGTATTCATTCCGAATCGTAACAACCCGAAACATCTTTCAATTGAGCCGTTCAATGATTACATGGCAAGCGGGTCTCAGCAGGACTGGTCAAATAAGATAGACCTGTCGAAAGACATCACCCTAGCACCCACGACAGACCTACAAGCGAGACAGTATGATTGGACTCATTCAAATGGTAAGGACCTTGTCAACGACTTGGTGTTTAAAAATGCTTCTCGGGTATATGGAAGGTATCGAGTAACTGACCCAGAAAACGACTTTGCAGCAGGTAATAAACAAATAAAAACCCCGTTTGCACCTCATGTAGTTTCGCGAATTCCTCAAACTGGATATGTCGTTCACAGGATGTTAATTGACACAACCCAAGACGAGAAAACAATTCAAAAACCGCTTCCGCGGTTGGCGTTTTGGAATGGCTTAGTTGCTGGTGCTTTCAGATATCAGAACGACACGAACACCGCCTCGGTTATTGCCTCGAGTTATCCCGCATTTTCTCAATATAGCGAACTGAACGCGTCTGTCGATGATGAAGACTTGAGCTTTGGACAAGAACCTCCGTTTCATACGATTGAGGCATTTCCATTAAATTCTTTATACTATCACTATTGGAGACCGTTCGTGAATGAATTGTATTCTTCAGACGCTCGCAAGCTGACCGCGTTCTTCAGGCTTACACGCTCCGAATTAGCGACGTTCGAATTCTCGGATAAGATTTATATCAAAGACACGTATTGGAGGATTCTATCAATCTCCTATGATGCGACAAGTGAAGACCTCGTAAAGGTTGAACTTTTAAAGGTCTTGGGAGATATTCGAGACTGCACATTCATTCCAACAGGGATCGATAAAGCAACTGGCAAGATTCAGTTCAGCAACCCGAGCGGACAGACGGTGACTCAAGTATCTCGATTATGCTGCGAACGTTACGGATATTTCTACGATAACGATTCGTCCAACTGCTTTCAACCCTTCGAACAATGAGGAATCTTGACAATCATCGTTATATAGGAGAAGCGATTCAATTACTCCAGAACAAAGGCGAGAGGGTTCAAGTCCCGCTTTGGTTCAAGGCTTTGGACGTTCTCATCTCAGTTAGTATCGCACTCATCCCGATAATCACCTTGATATGGCTCGTGAAGAAGAAGTAATCTTAAAAGTATCGGCAGACACAAGCAACCTCGACCGCTCTATTGAAGCATCAGAAGATGCCGTCAAGAACTTGGGGACCACAGGGCAAACGGTTGTCGGTGGATTGGACAAGCTGACGGGCGGACTTGCTTCTCAATTTCTTGGGGCTGCGAAGGGCGTTGGAACCTTTATTAAGGGGTTAAACCTTACCAAGGTAGCAATCGCAGGAACGGGAGTAGGTCTTCTTGTTTTGGCTTTGGGTTCAATTGTTACGTACTTCACTCAGTCTTTTGAAGGGGCGCGAAAGCTCAAGACAGCATTGGCGGGAGTCGGTGCAGCGATTGATGTCGTAGTTGATAGAGCAGCGAAGTTCGGTGAGAGCATCGTGAAGTTTTTCTCGGGCGATAGAGAGGGCGCAGTAAAAGCGTTCACCGCAGCAACAGCCGACCTCGGAGACGAATTATCGAGAGAGATTCGCTTAGCTAAGGAACTCGAGACTCGAAGGCAAGCTTTAGTCGATGCGCAAAGAGACCAGCTTGTCACCACGGCAAAAGAACGCTCCGAGATTAAAGCGTTGAACCTGATCGCTGAGGACACGACACAGAACATCAACGACCGGATTGCCGCAGCGGACGAAGCAGGGGCAAAGGAACGCGCACTCTTCGAACAACGTAAAGCCAACGCAGAAGAGGAGCTGGCTATTATTATAGCTCAAAACGAACTATCCGACTCAGGAGAAGAAGACAGACAAAGACAAGCCGAACTCGAAGCGGAGGTTTTTAATCTTGCGGCTGAGTCTTTGGAGATGCAAACCACACTTCAAAATAAACTGAATACGCTCAAACTTGAAGCCATCAACCTCACGCGGCAACAACTGCAAGCAGAAATCGACCTCGCGAATAAGACAGTCGAAGGTATGCAGAAGCGACAAGAGGAAGAAGTCAAGACTCTGACCGTTACGCAAGAGACAGCCGAAGCAACCCTCCAAACACGGACAACAAGTTTCGCAGATCAAGTCCTCGGGTCACAGACCACAGAGGAACAAATCCGGCAACAACGAAAACAGACTTTTGAGGACTTCAAGAATCAAGCTGAGTTAGCAGGACATCAAGCGTTGGAGTTTGCTGCTATGACTCTTGACATCATGGGGAGCCTCAACACGTTGTTCACCAAAGACGAAGAGAAGAGAGCAAAGAGAAGTTTTGAGATTGGAAAGAAGCTCGCTATCGTTTCCACCATTATGAACACAGCCGAAGCCGTAGGGTCTGCACTTGCCAAAGACGGCACATTTCCAGGGTCTCGATTCATTGCAGCCGCCGCCGCAGGTCTTGCGGGAGCCGCTCAAGTGGCAACCATCAAGAAACAAGAATTCAACGCGGGCGGTGCAGGTGGAAACGTACAATCTCCATCGGCTCCTAAC